CGGGAAGATCCGTCCAGATCGAGATGATATCGAGATCTTGCTACGTGACCGCGAAGGGCTGGAGTTGATCGTGGCGGCGATCCTGGCGAATGGAAGGCTGGCGACTCTCGTCGCTCATGCATGGGCGGAAGAGCGGAGCCTGTATTTGTTGCCGATGGAGGAATGGAAGAGGGCGAAAGCAGGTGTGTACTCTGTCTAAAACACGCGTTCTAAGATGAGTAAAATACTTGACGCGGAGGCGAGACTGTTTTAAAATTGAGGCAGTCCTAAATATCTCCGCAGGCCCAGCATCAGGCGAGGCCGATTTTCCAACGAGTAGAGCGCTCGTCGTGACATTGTCACGGCGAGCGCTCTTTTTTTATTAACTCTCCGAGCGGAGCGGGGACATTCAAAAAGGAGATCTGCATGAAAGTCAAAACCCGTTTGTTCGTTCTGTTGACCGTCCTGGTCGTGGCGGCGTTCTTCGTGATGCCCGCCTTCGCGCAGGGCGAGCAACCGCCCGTTGGCGACGTGACGCTCCCGACCGAGTTGGAAGCGTTGCTCGCGGCAGGTATCGGCTACCTGGTGACACAGGGTCTCAAGTCGCTTTCGACGTTGCTCGGCAAGGATCTGAGCGGCTGGGGTGCGGCTCTCACGGCGGCCATCGTCACGACCACTGTTTTGTTCTTCGATGCTTTGCTCTCAGCGGTGCCTGCCGCGGCCGCGCCATCGGTGACCATTGCGCTGATGTTGCTGATTTCGATCCTGGGCGCGTTCGGCGTTTACAAAACCGTCAAGGGCTTTCAGCCCGTTGCCGCAAAGAAATAACGATTTCAACGCAAGGGGCAGATCTTCGACAGGTCTGCCCCTACGGTGATTCTTATGACAAACGATCCGCTTGTGCTGGCATGGCAACAATATGGTTGGCTGGGTTTCCTGGGCTATGTGATGGTTCGGGAGGTCTGGCCGTTCGTGCGCGAGAAGGTCTGGCCTGTGAAAGTGGCACAGGCCGCGGCGGAGCGCGAACGATTAGCGAGGCTGGAAGAGCGGACGTTGGCCGCAGAGGATCGCCAGGTGGCGGCGGTGGAAGCAATGGGTACATCAGTGCATGAGATGACAGTGGCGATCACCACGAACAACGAGCGTTTGTCCACATTGATCGCAGGACATTCGATGCACGCGCAGGAGACGACGCAGGCGATTGCATTGATGCGTGAGCGGACAGGTTTCGAGGAACGACGCAAGAGCAGGCCCGTATGAACTATTCCTTCCCTACTTCCCCAACTTTACGCGTGACCCAGCGATGGGGCAACGTGAACGCTTCGATGTACCCCGCTCCGACCTATCGCCACATGGGCGTGGACATCGGCGGGGGCGTTGGCTCTCCGATCTTCGCGGCCGCTGATGGCGTGGTGGCCGAGGTCAATTTGACGGGGGCGCATGGCTACGGACGGCATGTCATTATTCAGCACGAGGGCGGGTCCTTCGATACGCTGTACGCACATCTTCACAAGGTCAACGTGCATGTCGGTCAAGTCGTGATCGGCGGAGACCAGATCGGCGAGATGGGCGGCCAGCCTGGTGACGATGATCCGATTGACGGCGCATCGAGCGGGAGTCATTTGCATTTTGAAGTGATCCTGCCGAATCAGCCGAGCGGCGATTTCGTCAAAACCTGGGCGGGCTACACCGTGGACCCGTTGCACTACCTGACGCTTCGATGCTTCGGCGAGCCACGGTTGATCGGAAAAGTGAAAGCGCCCAACGGCGTGCGCGTACGAAGCAAGATGGACACCAACTCCCTGCAGATCGGGGAGCTGGCCAGCGCGTCCACTTGCTCAATCGTTGCGCTTCAGGACGTTGGCGGCAATCAATGGGCGCAGTTGTGGTCCCTGCGGCCAGAATACGCGGCGGCGAAATATCACGGCGAGATGTTGATCGAAGTCAGCGCGGGGACGGTGACGGTCCCGCCGCCTGCCCAGCCGCCCACATTTGATGAGGCCGCGGCCAGATTGAGCGAAGTCATGAAAATGATCGCCTATCTGGAACAGAGAAAAAGTGAGTTGGAATAATGCCTGTCGAAAATACGAGTTTTGACCTGAGCGAAGAATATCGTCAACTTGCCTTGGGGCTGGATCTGCCCGAGGTGGAGATGGACGGCATTTCTCCCGAAGCGGCGCGGTTGCGTTCGGAAGAAGCGCGCAAGAAATTCGAGCAGGAAAATGCTTCGGAAGAATATCGGATGTTGCGGGATGAAGGATGGCCGTGGCGCCAGGCGACGTATATCGCATGGATGGCTACGCCGAAGCCGCGCAAGCCAGAGACGCAAGAGCAATTAGCGAAAGAGGTGCTTGGCCTTTCAAGCGATCGTGCGATCAATACGTGGATCAAAAAGAACCCGATGATCGTGGAACGGATCGCAAGTTTGCAATCCAGTTCGTTTTTCGATTGGCGCGCCAATCACATCCACGCCTTGAATGTCGGGGCTTCCAAGGGGGGGGAAGATTACAAATTTTTCAATCACTTGAAGCTGGCGTTGGAGATTGACGGGATTTATATCCCAACCAACAAACTGACTGCTGAGTTTACGAAACGGATCGGAACTGGCGATCTTTCTGGAATGACTGACCAGCAACTCGCAGAGTTGGCAAAGAGCGTTATCAGCGAAATGAAAGGCAAAGATGCTGGCGAGTAATCCTGTTGCCATAGCTGGCAAACGAAGAAAATCTGCAAAGGATCTTCCGTCTCCACGGCAGAGCCTGGCAGAGTTGATCAACCGCGAACAGGCGCGGCGTGATCTTTGCACGTTTGGAGAGTATGTCGTGCCGTGGTGGAGAGCGCACGACATGCACAGGGCAATCGCCGCCGAGTTGATGGAGGTGATCCGTTTTCTCAAGACAGGCGAAGGGACGAATCGTTTGATCATTTTGTCTCCGCCCCAGCATGGTAAGAGCGTGGAATCGTCGCAGATATTTCCAGCGTTTGCGCTGGGGCAAGTTCCCGACCTGCGTATTTTTCTTATTTCCTACGGAGCCGATCTTTCTGTGACCAACAGCCGAGCGGCGCGAAGCATTGTCCTTTCGCAGGAATACCAGGCTATTTACGGAACGCATTCTGCCAGCGACGAGCCTGTGATGTTGAGCGCAGACAGCCGAGCATCTTCGACGTGGGATTTGGCGCAACCCCATCGTGGCGGCGTGCTGGCGACAGGCATCAATGGTTCGATCTCTGGGCGCGCAAAAGGTTTGGCGATCATAGACGATCCGATCAAGAACCACAAAGAAGCGCAATCTGAAGACGTGCGAAACGATGCCTGGGAGTTCTGGCTTTCGAGCATTCGTCCACGTGCGACCGCCGCTGTTTTGATCATGACACACTGGCACCCCGACGATCCTGCTGGACGCTTCTTGCGTGAAATGATTTTGAAGCCTGGCGCGGATCAATGGAAAGTTGTGATGCTTCCTGCGCTGGCTTTTGAATCGGAAGAATATGCCAAGGACGAGGAAGAACAAAAGAACGCAATGTTGGATGGCGTTTATCTTCCGATGCGAGATCCGTTGAATCGAATGCCGAATGAAGCTCTGTGCTCTGCGATGATGACGCAGGAGCAATTGTTCAAGACGCGCGAGACCGACGATTTTTATTTCACGTCGTTGTACCAGCAACTGCCTTTCGAGCGTTCTGGGCAACGGTATAAGCGCGAGTGGTTCAAGACCGTGACGAAACTGCCCGAGGGCGTGACGATCAAGTTCATCGTCCGCTATTGGGACAAGGCCAATTCCACCAAAGGCGATTACACCGTGGGCGTTTTGATGGCGTATTGCTCGGATGGTTATTTTTACATTCTGGACATTGTGCGCGGCAAGTGGAGCTCTTATGAGCGTGACCAGAAGATAAGAGCCGCTGCTGAAAAGGATAAAGAAATTCAGGCTTTGGCCTATAAGGCCAAGGTTTACACCTGGCATCAGCAGGATCCTGGCTCGGCTGGCAAGGATTCGGCAGAGGCAACGAATCGCCTATTGTTTGGCTTTCCCGCCTTCTTTGAACCTGTTACTGGCGATAAAGAAACACGCTCTGAGCCAATGGAATCCGCTTTTCAGGGCGGGCTAATTTGTCTTCTTCAGGCGGCGTGGAATGAAGCCTTCATTGACGAGTGCATCTCCTTCCCGCGCGGCCGCAACGACGACCAGGTGGACGCGGCATCGAGCGCGTACAACAAACTGCTGTACATGAATGCGAAACGCAGAAAGAGCAATATCGGATGAACTGGTTTCAACGATTATTCACGAAGGCGGCGGCGAGCGTGGCGAAATTCTTGTTTCAGCCCACGTGGACGCGCTATCCGTTTTCCAAGCTATCAACCGCCAAGTTGATTGACGAGGGCTACAAGGCCAACGCGGCGGTGAGCGCCTGCGCGACCACGTTGCAGTTGACCTTCCCCGAACCGCCCATGCTGGCGGGCGTCGAGGAAGAAGGGCGGAACCTTCCCAACTATAAGCACGAGATCGTGCGTTTGCTCAAGAAGCCCAACCCTGACATGGGCATGGTTGAGTTTATGCAATTCGTGATTGCGTACGCGTCCATCGGCGGGAATGCCTACATCTGGAAACAGCGGGCGGTCAACGGGAAGGTGCTCGCGCTGTATCCATTCAGCGATTTGCAGATCACGCCGATCGCTGGACACGATACCAGCGAGGGCTTTGTGGCGTATTACGAATATGACTCGGGCGACGGAAAAAAAATCCCTGTTCCGAAGAGCGAGATCATTCAGTGGAAATGGATGATCGATCCCAAGAACCCGTGGAGAGGCATCGGCGCCATCGAGCTTGCGGCGCGTGAAGTGGATCGAGACAACGAGGCCACGTCATACATCTTTGCCCTGCTCAAGAATAATGCCGTCCCGCCTGTGGTGATCACGCTGGAAGATGGCGACGATTCCACGCAGGAAGAACTGGACGCCTTGTCGCTCAAGTGGATTCAAAAACACGGGAGTGGCCAGCCCGCCTTCATCACCAATGGAATGAAGGTGGAACAGATGGGCTACGACCTGCACAAACTGGCTTCGGATACGCTGGCGGATATTCCTGAGACGCGCATCGCGGCCAACTTCCACGTGCCGCCTTCGGTGGCTGGGTTGAACGTGGGCGTGAAGCGTTCGGACTACGGCGACACCGCGGCGCGCAAGGCCTACACCGAGCAAACGCTGATGGCGTTGTGGCGTTCGCTGGCCAGTGAGATGGAAAACGGTTTGAAGGATGAATATCCTGGCACGCCCGAGAATTTTGTGCTTTGGTTTGACGTGAGCAGGGTTGGCGCTCTGCAAGAGCTCGAAAAGGACAAGCGCCAAAGCATGAACGAATTGTGGAAGAGCGGACTATTTACCCGCGCCGAAGCCAAAGCCGCTCTCGGAATGAAACCGTTGCCTGGCGATGATGTGTATTACGTCAGCCTGGCGACCGAGTTCGTGCCTGCGGGCGAGGTGGTAGTGCGCGAGACCACTCCATCGTCCGCCAATAATCAACAGACGCCAGAGACGCCAGGCGGCAAGCAGAAGAAATCTGTGGCTGGTGGACGGATGCTCCAACGCATTCGCCTGCAAGTGGCGAAGCGGATGGAGTCTGCGGTGGACGTGTACTTCAGCCAGTTGTCGGATCGGGTGACGGATCGCACCAGTGGAAAAAATCACCTGGCAGGAAAGGAAAGCAAAAAACTTCCCGCGGCTGGAGAACTGATCACGAATGACGACAAGAAGAAACTGGAAGACCTAATCAAGCGGTTCTACATCGAGATCATCCAGTTGTCCTGGTCTTCGTGGAATTACTCGCTGGGCGTGGAACTGGCGTTCGACTTGACCGATCCGATCGTCACTGAAGCGTTGGAGAATGCCGCGACGCAGGTGAAAGAGATCAACGACACCACGATGGAAGCGATCCGCGAGACGTTGACCTATGGCAACGAGAACGGCTGGAGCTTGGATCAGTTGGTGCGCGGCGACGAGAACCAGGCAGGCCTGCGCGATATCGTGGACGAGACTTACAAGGACCGTGCGCGCGTGATCGCCCGCACGGAATTGGGCGAAGCGCAGAACAATGCGACCGTGGCGCGCTACAAAGACGCGGGCGTTGGCCTGGTGGAAATCCTGGATAACGGATCCACCGACGATGACGAGGAATGCAAGCAGGCGAACGGCGAGATCTGGACGTTGGAATATTTCTCTTCGCACACGCTCGAGCATCCCAATTGCACCCGCGCGGCCGCTCCCTATTTTGGCGATGGAAAGCCTGATCGAGGATGACATGGAACTGATCAAAGAAGTACCTCATCAACCTGCCCCGCCATTGGACATCGAGCGCGATTGGCACAGTGGGCGCGAAGTGATCATCATCGAAGGCGTTCACTACGACGCCGATTATTTCCGCACCTTTGCGCATCCTGAAACGGATGTGCTGTATGCAGTCAAACGGGAAGATGACCATGTCTGTCTGACGGTCGTCCAAACCGAAGACCAGGCCAAAGAATTTTTTGAGAACGTAGGAGAAGCCTAATGGACTACAAGACCCTGCCCTATTTCATCAAGGAACTGGACATCAAGTCCAGGACTGTGACTGGCATCTTCGCCGTGCATGGCAACGTGGACAGCGGCGGCGATATGTCGGTGAATGGCGCGTTCGCCAAACGGTTCGGCGACGCGTCGCGCAAGCGTGTGCGCTTCCTGTGGAACCACAACGCCATGAATCCGCCCATTGCCAGCGTGAAGGATATCCGCGAAGTGGGACGCGAGGAGCTCCCGCCCAAGGTACTGGAGTGGGCTCCCGACGCTTCAGGCGGCGTGCTCGTGACGCGCAAGTATTACGAGAACGTGGAACTGGCGGACTGGGTCTTCAAGGCCATTCAGGAAGGCGACGTGACCGAGATGTCTTACGCCTACGATGTGCATGAGTTCACCATCAAGGAACGCGAAGACGGGCAGATGCCCATCCGCATTCTGAACGATGTGGAGCTTTACGACAT